CCGCTGGTGGGCACGAGCGCCATGGTTTACGTCCGCTTTCTAATGTTGCAAAATGGGTGGCCGCGACGTCGGGGAGGGACAGCGTCGCGGCCTCAAAGGCGCGCCGGGGAGGCGTAGCGTGGCTCAGTTTATTCGCTTACGGGGCGCATCGGCGCCCTGCGGGACGCTGGCGCTCCGCGGGCGCGCGGATGCTGTTCCCTCTCCCCACTCTTCCGTGGGGAGAGGGCTAGGGTGAGGGGCGGCCGCAAGCGCGACCTGAGCCCGTTGCCGCCCCTCACCCCGGCCCTCTCCCCGCCCGCGGGGAGAGGGAGCACGCGCCTATGCCGCCCGTGAGCAATCAACTCACGCCGAACTTCATCAGCTTGATCGCGGCGAAATCCTGCACGCCGCCGCCGACGCGCTTGGTCGTGTAGAACAGCACGTAGGGCTTGGCGCTGAACGGATCGCGCAGCACGCGCAGGCCAATCCGGTCGACGATCAGGTAGCCGCGCTGGAAGTCGCCAAACGCGATCGACAGACTGTCGGTGCCGATGCCCGGCATCGCCTCCGCCTCGATCACGGGATAGCCCATCAGCGTCGCCGGGTTGCCGACCGTCATCGCCGGCTGCCAGATATAGTCGCCTTCCGCGTCCTTGATCTTGCGCAGCGCCGACTGGGTGCCGCGGTTCATCACCCACTTGGCGTTGGCGCGGTAGCCGGCCTTGAGCGCGTAGACGAGGTCGATCAGCTTGTCGCTCGGGTTGGTTGCCGGCAACGCGCCGGCAGCGCCGGTCGCCACATAGCCGACGTTGCCCCACGACCAGCCGGCATCGGCCACCGTCGGGTAGCTGACGAAGCCCTTCGGCTTGTTGACGCCGTCGCCGCCGACGAAGGCGATGCCCTCCTGATCGGCGAACGCGTTGCGCACCTCCTCGGCGATCCACTGGTCGATGTTGACGATGCCATCGTCGAGCAGCGTGTTGGTGGCCGCCGGCTGGGCGTACAGCTCCATGGTCGGGAACGTCATCTCCGCCAGCACGGCGGCGGTGGTCTGCGGGCGGGCGGCGGTTTCAGCGACCCATCCGGTTGCAAATTCGGCGGTCGAGAACGCCTTCTTGTAGACCGAGCCCGAAACCTGCTGCACGCTGGCGATGGAGCGGATCGGCGAGATCGGCCTGAGCGCCAGCATCACCGCGCGCTCGGTCTCGTCGGGAACCAGGAAGCCGCCGTCGGGTCCCGATCCGACCGACAGCGCCTTGGCTTCCAGTGCGGCGAGACCGTTCGACTCGCCCTTGCGCACATAGCTTTCGAAGGCGGCCTTGTGCTGCATCTGGACGGCGCTGCGGGGCCCGCCGCCCACGCCCAGCTGGGGTCGCGCCGACTTCAGCGCCATTTCATCCATGCGCCGCTGCTGCTCATCGAGCACGCGGTCGATGCGGGCCACCTTCTCGACCGTCACCACGTCCGCACCCGATCGCCGCTCGATCTGGCGGATGCGCTCGTCGTTGTCGGCCTTGAACGCCTCGAAGGCACGCATGAACTCCTCGAACGCGCCGGTGACGTCGCCGGAAGCCTTCACTTCGTAGTCCTGTTCGGTCTTCATGATCCTACACTCGCATCTGGGATTGAACCTGCATGAGCCGCGCTGCCCGCTCGATGGCCGAGACGAGACGGCGCTGCCCGCCCGAGCCGCTGCCCGCATCCCGCCTGGCAGCAAGCCCCTTGAAGCCCGAGCGCAGCAGCGCCCTGGCCTCGTTCCGCGTCAGCCCAGCGTCCTGCGTGAGCCAGCGCTCGAATTCGCGCTCGGTCGGCAGCCGTTCTGTAAACGGCCCCGACTTCACCGACGACACCCGCGCCTCGGGCAGCATCGGAAAGGTGACTATGGAGATTTCCCACAGATCGACCGCCTCCAGCCGCCTGACGCCCTTCCTGACGTCGCGCCGGCCGCGCAGCGTCTTGAAGCCGATCGAGAGACCGTCGATGGCGCCGGCGCGCATCAGTGCCAGCACCTCGCGCGCCTTGGCGACCTCGAGCGTCAGCTGGCCCTCGACGTAAAGGCCGCGCGCATCCTCGGCGATGTGCGTCCAGGTGCCGATCGGCTGGTTGGGATCGTGCTGGAACAGCATCTTGACGCCGGCAGGCCCGCGCGCCGCCAGGCTTTTAGCAAACGCCCCCGGCTGCACCACGTCGCCGCCCTGATCGGCAACATCGAACAGGCTGGCATAGCCCGCAAACGCGCCATCGGCGGCGGTGCGTTTCAGATCGAGCGGCGTGAACTTCACTTCGTGCGCCGGCAGGGACGCGCGTTGGATGGTTGCCATGGATGAGGTCTCCAAATGCAACAGCCCCGGCGGGAGGGCCGGGGCTGGGGTCGGATGCTAATTCGTGGTGGTGCGCGCTCAAACAGCGCGTTGCCGGCGGCCGGCGGGTCTCTACCCTACTTGGCCGGAGCGATTGCAATTCCCGGGACCGAAAGCACACGCCTCTGAAGGTCTGCCATCAGCTTTTCGGGCTCACCCGGTACCGTGGTCACGCCCGGCATCGGCAGTAACTTGAACCGAAACACGGCTGCATCGACCATATTGTCGCCGGTCGCGATCAAGTCGAATCGCCGCATATCGGTGGTGAACCAATCCGCATTAAGCCGCGATGGCGATATCCGGATTTGCAGCCGATGCTCGGCGGCAAATTCCGTGAGCTTCGAGAAATACTGCGCCCTCAAACCTATTGGGACCAGGAACCGAGCCGAACCAAGGACAGGAATTGGTTTGGCCTGAACGATCATTTCTGGAACATCGGTCATCCGCCTAAACCCCGCACCCAATACCATCGCCAGTGAACCCAGCGCCAGGAGTCCACCGGCCTGTTTCAAGAGTTTGGTTCGCGCGCTTGCCGCCATGACGCCGCTCGATGCTCGCCCGCATCCGACGATCCAATTCATCGAAGATCAATGGGCCTTGCCATTGGTTGATAATGTTCATGCCCGGTATGACATTCAGTCCCGTACCGTGCGTCGTCACGTACCAGGCGCCATCCTCGGTCTGAAAGGCGCTGCGTATAATTTGGCCATTGTACATCATGTGCAATGGCCCTGTCGTGTTGATTATCGTCAAACCGTCGTCCTTAATCTGTGTCGTGACGAAGCCGCCTGGGAGTCCATTTCTGGGATCGGTCACGAAATACTCGTGATCATGTTCCGCAGGCATCGATGGATCGCGACCGGGCACCGAGAACCGCGACAGCTGATCCACCATTTCGGCCTGCGAGCATGCCAGTTCCGCGCCGCATACCAGATTTGGCCCTGACGTATAGTCGTGCTCGAGATATCGCGACAAACCCGAACCAGCCGAATCACCGGACGAGGAACCGTCCGCAACCTGGGTGACCCCCGGGCTATCGTTGGCGCCGGACCACGTCCCATCCCAAACCGCCGGGACTGCGTCGCCGGTCCCATCGGCACCAACAAGGCCAATGGGGATGTCTCCAATCGTGGCGTCCCCACCACCATCCCCGCTCGTCCACTGCCCGCCGCCCGTCTGCCCCGCCGGCACACGCGGCTGGTCGGGACTGTATTTGCGCAGCAGCAGCCAGACGCGCAGAGCCGCCAGCTCGACAGCGATCGCTGACAAGTCGTATCGCAACGCCGTTTGATTCATGGTCTGTGCTCACGATACCACATTGCCACCACCGACCGATTCATAACCGACCGCCGCGCGTTTCTCGTTGGTGGTCAAAAACGTCGCCGCCTCGACTTGCGCCCACACCGCCTCGCGCTCCATCGACAAGGCGTCGACCGCATCGGGATCGGGACGGTATTGCAACGGCGCGCCGTACACCGGCGCCAGCCACGCCGACAGCGCCTTGGCCGTGCGCCAGACGAACGGCAGCACGGTCTGGCGCCAGAACACGCGGTTGGCCTCCTGATAGTTGGAATAGGTGTTGTCGCCCGGGATGCCGAGCAGCGCCGGCGGCACTCCGAGCGCGAGCGCGATCTCGCGTGCGGCGACGTGCTTGGCCTCGATGAAATCCATATCCTTGGGGCTGAACGACATGCCCTTCCAGTCGAGCCCGCCTTCGAGCAGCAGCGGGCGCCCCGCATTGCCGGCACCCTGGAAATTCATCTCGAGCTCGCGCTTCAATCTTTCGTACTGATCGCCGGTGAGGTGCCCGTCGCCCGAGTTGTAGACGAGCGCGCCCGAGGGGCGCGCGGAATTGTCGAGCAGCGCCTTGTGCCAGCGCCCGGCCTGGTTGTGGATATCGATCGCCGGCGCCGCCGCCTCGATCGGCGACAGGCCGTAGTGATCGTTGATCGGATGGAACAGCTTCAGGTGCAGGATCGGCCTGACGCCGGGCACCACCTCGCCCTCGAAGCTGGTGAACTGACCAGCCACCGTGTACTTGTAGGCCTCCGGCCAGCCGTCCGCGCCCGGCACCACCTGCATGCGGTCGGGGCGCAAGGCGTACAGCTCGCGCGGCTCACCATCGAGCGCGACCAGCTCCATGTAGGCATTGCCGGACACCAGCAGGAATCCGTACCAGGCCTCGAACAGGTCGGGCGCGCTCGAAACCGGACTCGGCCGCGCGATCAGGTTCAGCAAAGGGTGGTCGGACACCTCGTGCTCCCCCTCGTACAGCTGCAGCGGCACCGACGCCGCCGCCTCCGCGATCATGCGCACCGCACGGTAGGCGACCGCGTTCTGCATGAAGCCTTCGCGCGCGAAGGCCTGATAGTCGCGCGGGCTCCACACCGGATTGCCGATGCCGGTCTGCATGGCGATCAGCGGTCCGGCGCGGCTCGCCTTGGCTTCGGCGGTCACGGCAGCGTTCTTGAAACGCGCCAGCGCGCGGCCGAGCGGCGGCATCCACTGCGAGAGCGGCATCGAGGCTGTCCTTGTCCTATGAACGGGTGTTTTGCAACTGAGACGATGCCGCGCCGGCGAGGCGTTGAGGCAAAATCGAACCGATCCTCACGGTGTCGCCGAAAGCCGCACGGCCTCCTGCAGCCCGAGTGTCTCGATGTTGACCTGGCGCCAGTCAGCGAGCAGCGCCAGCGTTTGGTCGCGGCCTTGCTCGATCGCTTGCAGCAGCGCTTCGATCGACGGCAGGTATCGTGTCCTCAAATTCTCGTAATAAAGCGTGGGGACGATGGCCTTCAGCACCTCTCGCGCCTTGTCGTAATCCCCCAGCAGAGCAAATGTCGCGGCAAAATGGAGCTGATTGGGGGCCACGCCGTTCTGCAGCATGCTGCGAACATGCGACAGAAAGTCTGCTGGGGTATCGATCTGCCCAAGAAAGGCGAGTGCATGTTCCTGCGTTATAATCTGCAACACTTCCTCGGCTGCTAACTTGATGCTCGAGGCGCGATCCTCAATCAGTATCGTCTTCGATCTTGCCAACCGATTGCCGAAGCTCAATGAGATGAAGCTTGCCGGCGTATAGAGGGGCATCACCAGCTTCCACAGGAAGTAGCGATTCTTCTCGATCGTTGACTCCAACAAAAACCCCTTCAAATAGAGATTCGTCGGCAAGACCACGAGCGTTTTATTTGTATTGACTGTCTCCGCCAGACTTCGGCTTACTAGTTCAAAGACCCTTTGCTTCTTGTTCATTTCGCGCTTCCATTCACCGCCACCGCAGCTTCAACACGATGACAGGCACGTCCGGCCTTGCTCCCGACTCCGACCGCAGCGCCTGCTCTCTTCTTGGACTCAAAAACGCGTCCCCTGTCTTCAAATCATAGATAGCTATGATCTCTCCGGCAGCGCCGCGAACTATCACGTCGGTGCGAATGCTGCCTTCCTCGCCGTAATCTGCCTTGTCTCCTCCGATGAAACTTTGCTCGACACCATCCCGTCCGATACCGGGCAGATCATTGAGCCTCACCGCATCGGCAAAAAGTTTATGAACACGCGTGCCATAAGTCGATCCAAATCCAGGACCAGCGTCATCAGCAATGACCGAAAGGATGCTGGTCAAAGTCCTGGTCGTCGCAACGATGGCCGGATTGTCCTTCGGCGAGGTGTCCTCGATGATTTTCGCGACCGGTATCGGCCGCACCTCGCCAGCCCCGTCACTCGTGCTCGAAAACCACGGCGTCGGCGTCATTCCATCGCCGGTGGCGGCAGTGCCCTCAGCAGCGGTGTCACCCGACCACGCGACATCAGAGGAAATATCGCCCCCGTCACCGCTCCCGTCTGCGTTTGCATCGACCCCATCGCCATCCTCCCCGCTGGTCCATTGCCCGCCGGTCGGCTGCCCCGCCGGCACGCGCGGCTGATCGGGGCTGTACTTGTTGAGCAGCAGCCAGCTGCGCAGCGCGGCGATCTCGACGCCGATCCCGGCCAGCTGCGCGCGCAGCACCACGATGTCCATTACGGCACCTCGCGCGGATGTTGCGATTTGGCAGGTTCGATGCGACGGCGCCGGTTCCCGGGCTCTACCGGGTGGGCGGATCGCGCCGCGCTACAGCGCCCGGATGCTCGGCCGCCCGAGACCGCCGTCCAGCATCAATTCCGTCAGCGCCCACACCAGCGCGTCGAGCCGGTCCGGGCTCTTGCCGGACTGCAGGCCGTCGAGCGTCATGTCGCACATCTGGTCCTCCAGTTTCGCAAACGTGCCGACGTGCGCGACGCGGCCCTGCGCGTAGAGCGCGGCGACCGGCTCGGCGCGCAGATACTTGCCGCGCCGCGCGTGCACCCGCTTCACCGGCACGCTGTTGTCCACCTGGCCGATCACCAGCTCGATCAGCTCGCCGCCCTGGTTGGTTTCCGCAACAATCCGGTCGGCGCGGAAATGGTGGTAGGCGATCACCGCCGCGCGTGCCCACTCGATCGGCTGCAGCGCCTTGACGCTGCGGTCGGAGAGCACGTAGCCGCGTCGCTCCGCCGACAGGCCCGCGACCACGATGCCGCATTCATCGGCGCTCGCGCCGCTGGTCACCGACGGGTCGACCGCAACCACGATGCGGACGAGATCGGGGGCCGAGCGCACCCGCGCCGCCTCGAGCCAGTCGCGCCGCCACAAGGCGTCGGCGCGCTCCTCGATGATCTCGCCGTCGAGCTCCTGGCGGCCGAGCGCGGTGCCGCCGTAGCGCGCCTCCATCTCCGCCAGAAAGCCTTGCGCCAGGAAGGCGGCATTGTCCGCCGTGCGTGAGCGCGAAATGACCGTGCCGGGTTCCTCCAGCAGCCGCTTCAGCAGCGCCATCGGCCGCGGCGTCGAGGTGACCACGGCGCGGGGGTCGGTTCCCAAGCGCAGCGCGAACTGCAGCATGTCCCAGGTCCGCTCGGCGTGCCGCCACTTGGCGATCTCATCGCACCAGGCGGCGGTGAACTGGGGCCCGCGCAGGCTGTCGGGGTCCTCGGCGGAAAACAGCTGGGCGACGGCGCCGTTGCGCCAGAAGAGTTGCTGACGCGAGGCCTCGAACAGCGGGCGGTCGCGGACGGGATGAACCGCGAGCAACCCCGACACGCCTTCCACCATCACCGCGCGCGCCTGCGCCAGAGTCTCGCCGACGAGCGCGATGCGCGGCGCCGACACCCCCGCGGCGCGGTGGAGCATCGCCTGCGCGCGGACCCACTCGGCGCCGGCGCGGGTCTTGCCCGAGCCACGCCCTCCCAGCAGCAGCCACGTCCGCCAGGATCCCGTCTCGGGCGGCTGCTGATCGGGGCGGGCCCAGAGCGACCAACTGGCGAGCATGAAGTCGGCTTCCGCCTCGCTCACCGTCGACATCAGCTCGGCCAGTGCGCGCGCGGCCGCCTCAACTTCCTGGCACCGGATTGCCGGTGCGACGGAACCGAGCAATACGTAGCGCAAGTTCTCGTCGCAGGCGGTCGTCGTGGTCTCCTTCGGCATCGGCTGATTTTGCGGCTCTGGCGCCGCCGGCCGGCTCGGACTGGCTTGGTTCAGGGTTCAGCTCCGTCAGGTTCTCGAGGCCACGCAGCAGCACCGCCGCGGCGCGCGCATCACGCTCACGGTCGGCGGCCGAGGTCGGCTGGTCGTTCTCCATGCGTTTCTCCATTTCGCTGAGCACGAGTTCGATTGCAGCGCACAAGCGGGCGATCAGGCGGCGCTGCATGGCCGGGCTGATGCCCCTGGGACCAGGGCAACGGCTTGCCCGGGGTCCTGGCCGCGGGCCGGACGGCTCCGGCCGGGCTTGCGGTTTGCCTTGCGTCGCCACTTTCGATCGCAGCGGCCAATGCTGCCGCCTGGCGCGCTGGTAGAGAGCCGAATGGCTGCAATTAAATCGCAACAGGATGCTGGCGACGCTGTCCTCGCTCTCGCAATAGGCGTGGCGAATTGCGTCCCAGTCGCAGCCTTCGCCGGCGACCATGGGCGGTATCTCGAGGATAGGATGGGATTGACGCGGGCGGCGGGGGCGGTGGCGCCTGCGCAGATATCGCGTTATATCAAAACAATACTCGAACAGCGTCGCGATGTCAAATACAAAATCGATCAGTTTGAGTATATAATTCAGGTCACAGCAAGATAAATCTGGATATAGCTGTTTTCAGCATTATACACCAAGCACAAGACGCGGGGATAACCTCGCGGGTCGGCAGCCGGCACGACCTCAGTTGTTGCCGCCCCTCACCCCGGCCCTCTCCCCGTGAAGGACGGGGAGAGGGAGATGCTCGCATTGAATCGCAATAGCGGGCTCAGCCCCGCCCGACGAACGGCATCTTGGTGGCCATCACGGTCATGGTCAGCACATTGGCGTCGAGCGGCATGTTGGCCATGTACAGCACCGAGCGGGCGACGTGCTCGACATCCATCAGCGGCTCGGGCGCGATGGTGCCGTTGGCCTGGGGAACGCCATCGGCCATGCGCTTGGCGAGCGGCGTCATGGCGTTGCCGATATCGATCTGGCTGGCGGCGATGTCGTGCGCGCGGCCATCGAGCGCGATGCATTTGGTGAGGCCGGTGATGGCGTGCTTGGTCGAGGTGTAGGCCACCGAGTGCGGGCGCGGGGCGTGCGCGGAGATCGAGCCGTTGTTGATGATGCGCCCGCCCCTCGGCGTCTGCGCCTTCATGATCTTGATCGCCTCCTGCGCGCACAGGAAGCAGGCGGTCAGATTGGTGTCGACCACGGCCTTCCACATCTCGACCGCGAGGTCCTCCATCGGCGTCGGCGGCGTGCCGCGGCCGGCATTGTTGAACACCACATCGAGCCGCCCGAACGTGGCTTTGGTCTTGGCAAACAGCGCCTTGACGGCGGCCGGATCGGTGAGATCGGTCGGCACCGCCAGCATGCGCCCGCCGTCCTTGCTGGCCATCGCGGCCGTGTTCTCGAGCTCCTCGGCGCGACGCCCCGCCAGCACCACGTGGTAGCCGTCGCGCTGCAGGGCCAGCGCCGAGGCGCGTCCGATGCCGCTGCCCGCGCCAGTAACGAGGGCGACCCGGTTTGACGAGGTCATGGAGAGGCTCCTGTCGAGTTTATGGGCCAGAGGCGCTGGCCGCGCGAGGGGCTGGCTCGTGTGCCGACTGCGATGGTTTTTCGTGATCCGATCGGGGCTCAAGCGTGCCGCGGCATAATCCGGCAGCTTTGCCGCCCTGTCAACGCATCACGGCGCATCACGGCGCGGCGTGGCGCATCTGGTCCCGCCAGCTGCCTGCTCTGCTACACGGACGTGCGCAGGATCGCCTGGATACGCTCAACGTCCGGCTCGCCGAGCCAGGGGCTGGTGGTGATGGTCAGCGTGCGCGCCGCGAGGTCGCGCGCGTTCGGCGTGTCGGAGGGCTGCAGCTTGCGGGCGAGATATTCATAGTCGCCGAGCGCGCGGGCGAACAGCTTGGTGACGCCGAGGCGCGATGACCACAAGCGGTCGAGGACGCGACGGCATCGCCCGGCGGTCGGCAGCGTGACAAACAGGAACAACCCGGTTGGGCTGGCGTCCGGCAGCGGAACATGCACGCTGACACCTTCAATAGTGGCAAACCGGAGTGCCAGATCGGCGAAGCGCGCGCGGGTTGCAGCCAGATGCGCGGGGAGCCGCTCGAGCGCACGCGCACCGACCCGCTG